GATTGATCCGCTTCGGGCCTGTGTCGTTTGCGGAAAAATGTTTGAGCACGGGGGCACGAAACGGGTCACATGCTCGCCGGAGTGCGGGAAAGAGCATAACCGGCGCATGATCCGCAAATATTGGCCCCGCATCAGAGAGGCCAAAAGAGGGCGGGCGAAGCGCATCAGGGAATTGCGCGAAGTGTTCGGCGTATGTCCAAGGTGCGGGGGAGAATGGATCGAACCACTCCCCGTCCGTGGATGGATTCCGAAGTATTGTCGAAGGTGTCAGGAATATCAGCATTTTTATTACCTTGACCGAATGGAGGATCAACATGACTGATATTTGGAAAGGTGGAGGTGTTTGGGACGGCTGGTGTCTCACCACCGACCATCCAGCCAGCATCCATGGTCAGCCCGTGCTCGTTGATCCTGACGGCATCGCCTACGGCCCCGCCGACATTCGCAAGCGCATCTACCAGGCGGACGTGGCCCGAATGCTCGGGTCAACGGCGCAGGCGATCGTTGGCCGCATCAACCGCGGCACGCTGCCGCGTTTCGACGGATTCGATGAGCGCGGCCGCGGGTATTGGTACGAGGGCACAATTCGCGACGTTATTAACCGGGGTGAAAAGTGATGCCCTGGTACAAGGACGAGCGGACGGGAACATATTTTTTCAAAATCAACTACAAGGACGCTGACGGCCGTTACAAGCAGGTCATGCGCCGCGGCTTCAAAACGCAGGCCGAGGTAAAACGCGCGATGGCCGCGATGGAGGCCGAGATCAACGCCGGAACCTACATCCAGCCAAAGAAGATCACGCTGGCCGAATATCTCGGCGAATGGCTGGACGGAAAGAAAATATCCGTGAAGCGCCGCACATACGAGAATTACGTGCGGCTGATCCGTTTGCATGTTCTGCCGGCCCTCGGCAAGATGGAGCTGCAGAAGGTCGAGCCGCGGCACATTCAGAAGCTTTACAACGACATATCGGAGTCCGGCGCCCTGTCCGATGAGAACATCCAGAAGATCCATACGCTTCTGAAAGACGCATTCAAACAGGCGAAGGCGTGGAAGATGATCGCAGACAACCCGGCCGAATACGTGAAGCGGCCGGCGGCCCGAAAGAAGGAAATGCAGGTCTGGACGCTCGAGGAGGCGCAGCGGTTCCTTGAGGTAGCGAAAGACGACCCGCTGCATATCGTGTTCCTGTTGGCCCTCACAACCGGCATGCGACAGGGCGAAATTCTCGGGCTCCGCTGGAAGGACATCGACCGCGAGCGCGGTATCATCAGCGTATCGCAGATCCTGAACCACGACGGCAAAGAGTTCGAGGCTGGCGCAAAGAGCCTGTCCGGCGTCCGGCCGATCCGGATCGACAGGAACACGCTGGACTATATTGAGGCACACCGGAAAAAGCAGTTGGAACGCCGCATGAAATACGCGGACATGTTCGAAGATCGCGATCTTGTGGTATGCACCCGGTTCGGCGGCCCGCTGTCGCCCCGGAACGTGAACCGGACATTCAAGCGGTTGATCGAGAAGGCAGACGTACCCGACATCCGGTTCCACGACTTGCGGCACACCCACGTTACATTCCTGATCAAGAACCGGGAGACGCCGCAGGCGATCGCGGAACGCCTCGGATGGTCGGATACGCGCATGATCGACAAATACGCGCACATCCGGCCGGACATTCAGGCGGACGTTGCGGAGGCGTTCGGGGCCGCATTTTATGGTTCCCGTGATACGAAAAATGATACGAATTCGCCCCGTGATACGAAATTTGATACGAGAAAAGGGGATGAAACTGTACAAAACGGGAATGACGAAAATGCCGCGAACACTTGATTTCATGCGGTTTTTGATGTTGGAGGATAAAACTGTATGATGAAACTGGAATCTTGACAGGGTGGGGGTCAGTGGTTCGAGCCCACTACAGATCACCATTATCAAATGCCCGAGAGCCCTTGAAAATCAAGGGCTCTCGTTGTTTTGTACGTGATACGAACAGCGCTCCAATTGGTGCCATTTGGTGCCGTGATACGAATTTGATACGAATCGACCTTCGGGCAGGAGCAACAAAAAGACCGACGGCGTCGATCATCCGTCGGTCCCTTCAAGCCATCTGCGAAACACCGCCTTGCTGACGAACAGTTCCCGGCCGTCCTTGGCAACATGGAACGGCGCGTCATGCAGGAATTCATACGTCTTCCGCTGGCTCCGGCCCATGATCTCCTGTATGTGTTTCGGCCGCAGCACATCCGGGTATTTATCCCACTTGATGCCGATTGCCGTTGCTTCAGTCATCGCGTTTCCCCTCCTTCCTTCACCGCAACCCCCAGCGCCAGAGCCAGTCTCCGGACCGCCCGCCATCGGATCTTTCGGAATGTAGCGTCGCTGATCGGCGGGTCGAAGACATGTGCGTAAACGTGGTAATCCGTGATGTATTCCGCATCCTTCGTCATGTACCGCTCACGGATCAGGAACGCTTCCTTAGCCGGCAGCTCGCTGACCAATCGCTCGATCCGCTCAATGTGCGCCCGGCGCCATTCCTTCTCGTCGACGTTTTGGATCGCGACCTCAGCCGTCTGATCGCCGACCCGGTTCGTCGCGCCGTGGTATCGCGGCTCCGGCGAAGCCGTGACGGTCGGCTCGCGTTCGTCGTATTCCAAAAACTTGAACAGCCGGTACTTCTCCAGTTCTCTTTCAACCGCCCGCAGCGTGGCCTTACGGTCCAGCGTTTCGGTGCTTAATACGGTCGTTTCCATGGCTTCGCCCCCCTTTCGGGTGCCCCGGCCGGCGTGCAGCCGGGGCGAATGATTGCGTCAGATCGGCAGATCATCGTCGTCCGCCGGCGTTTCCGGCGTGCTATGCTCGGCCAGCTCCGCAGCCTCTTCAAGCGTCACCTGCTGCTGGTCCACGTCAGCCGTTCCGTCCGGATTCACCCGGTATTCGATCCCCTCATGCGGTTCCTCGTTGTAAAATTCGTCCACGGTCATCTGCGCCGCCTGCAGCTTAAGCGTCACGTTTCGGCCGGCGTAGCGGTAAAGCTTCACGGCCTTGTCCTCGCTGTCGCCCTTGATGTTCATCTTGAGCACAGTCTTCTTCGAATCCCGTTGAAGCGTCGCGAACTCGGCGTTCAGCTCGCCAGCGTCGCAGCCGTCGACCTCGAACACCACGATGCCGCCGGCCAGTTCAACCAGTTGCTGCGCGTCCGGCAGCTCGTCGCCCTGCACCTGGAAGTGCAGCACTTCCTTCTTGTCGTCCTTCTGCATCTTTTTGAACAACACATTCAGTTGAACCATCGTTTCCCTCTCCTTTGTGCGCGTTCAGCGCGGGTTTAATTAATTGAAGTGATGAGTCAGTAGATTTACCCTTCCTCGTCTTGATCGCCCGAAAAAACCGCCTTGCGTGCGGGGATACTCGCGAATCTAACCGCGTTACCCGGAACGATCCACTTCGCCGCGATGATCCGCGGCTGGCCGTTCTTGTCCGGTTCGGTTTCTTTCCAGAACGGTTCTCCGAATCGCCGGAGCAGCCGGCCGATGTGATTCCGAGCGCAGGTGTAGACGGTCCATTGGTTTGTCGACTTGTCATACACGCACGTCGTTTCCTGCTCATCTATTGCGTATCCCATCCGATCACCCCTTCGTAACAGAATTGTTTCGATCTCGTAACAACAAGCGCATGACGAAATCAGGTGATATTCGGAAACTCATCCCACGTGCGCCCGTCCAGCAGGCGACCGGCGGCTTTTTTTCCGACGCGGAAAAATGTTTCTTCGTCCAAAACACGCCTATTATTTTCCGCTCGGAACGATACGGTATGGCCGATTTCAAGTTGCCGCGTGAGCGCTTGGCTCGCCGGAATCCACTCGCCCCATTGCTTGAAAAAGAACGGCACTCCAGCATCTAGGCATTGATCCCGAATCGACCGCACCCAATCCGGATGCATCGGCCGCGCGCCGGTACCGCTCTCTCCGCCGACGATGACCCAATGAACTCGATAATTCCAGCGATCAAAATCGCCCCAACCGCCATAACCCCTGAGCGCATCGCAATTGTGGAGAGCGCCGACGTTGTAAACCGGTATCCTTGTCAGGTCCACCGGCCCCAGCAGCGGCTCGCAGCTCAGGAACCGCACCGCCGCCGGCGTCTGAAGAAGCAGCGGGATGCACTCGTCTGCGGCGCGCTGGTCCTCGACGCTGACGCCGAGCCAGACGTTCGGAAGTGGCCATGCTTTCGGGTGATCTGTCGTCCCAGGAAGGTTGGTTATTCGTCCCGGGCCATGAATCAGTCCAGCAGCTAAACTGCAATCCCCTCGCCCGCCGAATTTCTCATAGAGGTACATGGCCGTGTGCCCAATAGCTTCGTCGCGATCAGGTGCGTTCATGTACCTCAGCATCCGCTCTGGCCGCTTCGTCAGGATCTGGAACGTATGCTGCGGCGCCAGAGCCATCACAGCGAACACTTGGTCGATGAATTCGTCCGGAACTTCCGAATGAAAGAGATCGCTCATGCTGTTCACGAATACGCGCTCCGGATTTCGCCATTTTAACGGCTCGTCCAGCACTTCCGGTACGAGACGGATCTTCCCGGTCCAGTTCACACCCGCGGCCGTTCGCTTCGTCAGCCCCTCATATGGCTTGCCCGGCCCGCTGAACCGGTGCGCCTGCCGGATCGCGTAGCAATTTCGGCAGCCCTCCGAAACCTTGCTGCATCCCCGCAACGGGTTCCACGTCTTCGTGGCCCATTCAATCGTTGTGTTGGCGCTCATCCCGCCGCCACCGCTTTCCTGATCGCCTGCAGCACTTCGGCCTGCTGCTTCGTGAGCTGAACCTCGATGTCCGGCGACAGGGCCCGCGCGATCTGCGCCAGCACATAGGCGTCGCGCACGTTGTCGCTCGGATGTTCGAAGTCCCAGCGCTTGTAGATATGAACCGCCAGCTCGTCCTTCTTCGTGTTGCCCTTTCCGCTGGCGAATTTCTTCACGCCGGCGGGTGCGACGTCAATGTAGTGCCATCCGCGCCGGAACATCGCCATCCGCAGTCCGTGCGCCAGTCCCCACATAAAGCCGACCGCGCTGCCTTGGGCGTGCATGGCCGGGCTCTCGATGCAGATCACGTCATCCGGCTGCAGGTGATCCATGATCTCGTCGATCAGCGTCACCATCCGCTTCGGATCTTTGGTTCCGATCCCGGTCAACTCTTTCGCCCGCAGCACCCGGCCGGCTTCATCCAGCGCCACGAACCCTGTCTTTGTGCTCGGGTCGATCCCCACATATCGCCTCATCGCTTTCGCCCCTCCTTCTCGGCGGCTTCGCCCACGGAATTAGATGGCTGATGTAGTGGTATCGCGTCCGTTCCTCGTATGTGAACTGGCCGCGGTAGTATTGGTACGTCTCCTTCGCGATGACCTTGCGGTGTTCATCGCACAGATCGACCAGCGCCCAATGCGTGGTCGCCGTCCGGCTGCAGTCCGGGTATTTGCATTTGGGCTTGCTCTTGGTTCGATATATCCAGTCGAGCATCGAATCAACTCCTTTCTCAAAATAGCGTCAGTTGCCTTCCAATATGTTCAGCAGCTACCGGATTGATCCAGAGAATTTCGGTTCGCACCAACCCAGCCTCGGCCAGCACTCGTTTTTCTTCCCGTTGCCAATGTTTCAAGCGTTCGTCATACAGCGGGTTCGCATATCCAGACAAAAGCACCGGGCCAGGGTGGGCGTCCAACACTTCGAGCAGCTCGGCGTGGTCGGCGTCGGTCATTTCGTGTCGGTACATGCGGCCGGACCGGGTATCGAGCGGATAGGGCGGGTCGACGTAGATAAGCACGTCTGATCGTCTGTATCGCTGGATTAGCTCAAGCGCTGGCTGTTGTTCGATTTGGACGCCGCGCAATCGTTCGGTTATCGCGAGTATTTTGTCTGGCATATCCACCCATTGTCTTGAAACAGGCTTGTTCGGCGAATATGCAATGTCGATGTTATGCCGCCATCCCGTCCGGTCCGATGTCTTCGCGCCCCGGGCCATCCAACACCGCACCAGGAACCTCCGCGCTCTCTCCAGATCGTCCAACTCCCCCCCCGATTGGTAAGAGTTGTAATATTCCTGCCGCGAGTATGGCGTCCAGTACACCAGCCGCGCCAGCTCGTCGGGACGGTCTCGGATCACGCGAAAAAGATTCACGACGTCGCCGTCGATGTCGTTGATGGTTTCGAGTTGGGCCGGGGGCTTCGAGAAGAAGACAGCACCGGATCCGAAGTACGGTTCCAAATAGGTCGTGTGCTGCGGCATGTGCGTGATGATCCAATCGGCCATGCTCCACTTGGAACCCGGGTAATGCAATATGCGTGGTGCGGTCATGGCAGCCCTCCTACTACAAAATCAACGACGTCGGTATGACCGACAACATCTTTTCATGCGCCAATCGATACATGTCCTTCTTGATTTCGAAGCCATAGGCGTGGCGATTGATTTCGACCGCCGCTCTCAGGGTGGAACCGCTGCCTGCGCAGGGGTCAATCACGACGTCGCCAACGTCCGTGAATATCTCGATAAGTCGTTTCAATAGCGGAACCGGCTTCTGGGTGGGATGGATCTTCGGACTATCGTCCGTCTCCCACTTGAACCAATTCAGGATCATCCGGCCATCGTTGTTGAACTTCGGAAGCTTGTCACGATACAGAACGAGTCCGTATTCCGTCGCGCCCACAATCTTCATGTTCGCCTTCAGCACTTGGGGCGACGATGATTTGATGAACACCAGCGGGATGTAATTCTTGAATCCATATTTCTGTCCTTGCTCAACAACGAGTTGAAGCTGCTGGAAGGAACAAAACACGATCATGGCCGGCGCCCTTCCCCGTTCCTTCGGCTCCTTGATCAGCATCTTCGAACAGAAGTGCATGAACTCTGGAATCTTGAAGTTTTCGTCGGTATCGAAGAAGGCTTTCCCCGCCTTCTCGGACTCGCCTTTTGAAAGATCGCCATCCACATACCACTCGGGGTTGCTGGCATACGCATTGCTGCCGAGGTTGTACGGAATGTCAGCTATGACCAGTTGAGCCTTTGGGATGTTGTATCGCTTGTAATTTTGGAAATGGTCGTTAAAGAGCTGGCATTTGATCTCCATGTTACTCACCCACTTATCCCGATCGTCTCCTTTGCCAAAGTCCGTATTGACTGGCCCACCCGATGACTGTTGGTACGGTCACACCCAATATGTCCGCAATCTCAGACGGCGTGTGATACGGCCACAGACGGATCAGATCGTAAACCTTTCGTGAGCTGAGCGTCCGGCGCTGCAGCTCCCTGGCGGCGGCATAGCGGTCATCCATCGGCGCGGTCGGGTCGGTGGCGAGCTGGTAGAGTTGTTGTTTGGTCATCATCAGCACCTCACAATGAGAATGCCAACTGCCCGGCGGTCGGTTTGTACCGCTCGAATACCAGCGCCCTGCCAGATCCCGGACACAGTTCCGGAAGATTCGCCCGGACCAGCGCTTCCGCAAATTGCGGCGGTACGGAGTTTCCGCAGCGGGCGACCTGCTCCGACTTCGGATACTTCTTTCCGTCAGCATCCCGATCGATGATGTAAGTGCTGGGGAACCCTTGCGCTGCGAAAAGCTCATGCGGCTCGAGCATCCGCATGCCAATGTCGACGATCTGGTAGTCCACCCCGGCGATGGTTACGAGCCCGAACCGGTCCTTTGTTGTGATCGTGTGCAACGGTTCATCCAACCTTTGGCCGTTGTCGGCGCTGCCGTAATACTTGAGCAGGAACGCACGAACCTCGCCGAAGTGGTTTCCGCCGGCGGTGTTCGTCTGCAGCGGCTCTATGACGGGCTGGCCGATATTCGTACCACGCATCTTCACAAGATGCGAAGTAACGAGCGCAAACCGGTTGGACGTGTCTTGTGTCAGAAGTGGCCGGTCGAGCGTTTGCCCGCGGGCGTCGTGGTTCGTCTCGGTATGGTACTTTGCGAGAAACGCTGCAACGAGAGCGTTATGATCCTTCGTTGTTATCGTGCTGATTGGATCTTCCAAACCACTACCGGGACCACTGTAATTCCCGCCATAGTGCTTTGCGAGGAACGCCGCGGCACCGATCGGGGAAATGAACGGACTCGGATTGTTGATCACGAACTTGTACAGTCCGCGCGCAATCCTCCGGAGCGTGTTCTCAGCCAACGGGCGGCTGCGCTCGAAGATCGACGGGCACGGGATCGACCAATCAATGATCTCGCCGGCCGTCTTCCATGGCTTCAGTTTTCCGGACCGAACCTCCTGGCTGTTTGGATCTCCATGCGTTGGCTCCGGCCAGACAATCGGACGGCCGTCACACCGAGCGATCAGAAAGAACCGTTTGCGGATCGTCGGCGCACCGTAGTCGCAGGCCCGCAGCTCGCGCCAGTCGACATCGTAGCCGTGACGCCGCAGCGCATTTACGAAGCTACGGAAAGTCCGCCCTTTCTGATTTGGATCCGGATATCCATCCGGCGTGAGCGGTCCCCATGTGACGAATTCTTCGACATTTTCAAGGATGATCACTCGAGGCCGGACTGTCGCCGCCCAACGCAACGCTACCCAAGCGAGACCGCGGATGGTTTTGTCTCGCGGTTTCCCGCCTTTCGCCTTCGAGAAATGAGTGCAGTCAGGGGAGAACCAGCATAACGCTATTGGGCGGCCAGCAGTCACCTTGCGGGGATCGACGTCCCATACGCTTTCGCAGTAATGCTCCGTTTCCGGATGGTTCGCCCGGTGCATGGCGATCGCCGCCGGATCGTGGTTAATTGCGATGTCCACGCTGCGGCCTATCGCCATTTCGATACCCGTGCTTGCTCCTCCACCGCCTGCAAAGTTGTCAACGATTAGTTCAGTCATTGTCTAACCACCCCGCAAGTGCTACTGCCGCGGCCGGCTTCGCCTCAGCAACCGGCCCGGACCGCGATTCTGCCGGCGGCGGTGACGGTGTAGGCTTATCCGAAACCGTGGCTTCCGGATCGTCGAACGGCCAACCCAAGATGCGATACTGCTCGCGCAGGCCCGGGAACATCTGCACTAGTTGACCGCGCTTGTAGCGTTCGACCTTGTCCGCGACGTAATCGTATTGCCGCTGAAGCTTTTCGCGCTCCGCCGGGTCGAGCAGCGGATCTTCGAGGATGGCCGCTTTCGTCACCAGCCACGCGAGCGATCGGTTGTATGCCTCGTCATTTTCGATTCGCCTTTCCTTTGCCACCCGGCGCCGCCTCCTTTCTCGGCTCCAACTCCCGGAACCGCTGAATCCACCATTCGAAAGTCATGCGGAACTCGTTCGTCCCGACGTTCCGGCCCTTCTCGTAGATTGACTCGACCACTTTCGCACCCTCGATCCGATCGCCCGTGTCCCACAGGAATTCGACAACGTCGGCATCCTGCTCGATGCTGCCGCTCTCCTTCAGGTCCGATAATTTCGGCCGTTCCCGGTTCTCGCTGCTCCGGGATAGCTGCGACAGGAGCATCACAACACATTTCATCTGCCGCGCCATCTGCTTCGCTGCCGTCGTCACTCGGCCGATCGCCGCAGCACGCGTCTCGTTCTTGCGCTGCGGAATGTCCATGATCTGCAGATAGTCAACGATGACTAACGCCAACTTGCCGTAGCGCTTGCGAAAGCGTCTGGCCGTCGCCCGGACTTCCTGAATCGTCACACCGGCGGAGTCCCGGATGTGAAGCGGCAACCGCGAGATAGCGTCATACGCACGTTTGATCCGGTCCCATTCGGCGTCTGTGAAGCCTTCCCCGCCGCCCTTGTTGATCAAACGCCGATAGTTCACCCCGGCGACTGCCGCGACCATTCGGTCGATCAGCTCGTTGCGGTCCATCTCCTGGCTGAATATCAGCACCGGACCAGCGTCCGGATTGTGTTTGGCGATGCCGTATGCGTAGAGCAGCATCTTCGCGGTTTTTCCGGCGCCCGGCCGGCCTGCGAGGATGTAAAGCCATCCGCGCCACATCCCGCCAGCCCATGCGTCGAACTGCTTAAACAGCCCGGTTGGAAGCTTCTCCGCACGGCTCTTTAAATGCCGGAAGTAGTCGTCGCGCGCCTCGGCCAAACTGACCATTTCCGTGTCCTGCGCCGGTCGGATCTCGTCGACCATTTCTTCAATGCGGGCGAAATAGTCTTCGTCGTCCTCATAGTCCTCGTCAGCCGCCGCCTCGATCTTCCGCGCCAGCTCCTTCCCGCGTCGGCGATGCGCCTTCGACCGGACGATTTGTGCGTAAAACCGGGCGTTCGCTGCTGTCGGGACCGTGCTCATCAGTTCGCTCAAATATCCCACGTCGCCCATGTCGTCTAGGCGGTTGCGGCTCTCAAAATGCGCGGTCACGGTCACAAGGTCGACAGGCTTGTCGTGATCGTGCAGGTATCGGCAGACACGGTAGATCAATTCGTGTCGTTTCACCGAGAAGTCGCGCGGCTCAAGAAACGTTATGTCGTCGAGCACGGAGGCGTCGATCAGGATCGATCCGAGAACGGCCTGTTCGGCGAATACATCAACCGTCGTGTCAAAGTTCGTATGGATCACCCCCGAGCCAATCGCCAATAGATTCATGTCGGTCATGGCCCGGCGTCCGCTTTTCCCGCCCCGGGTCGATCCAGGCGGAGAAATCTTTGTTGAACCGGAGCAGGCGCCGCCGGCCATAACCTGGAACAACCTCGATCACGCTCCGGCGGATCAGGTCAGTCAGTTCACGGTCGACCTGGCTGCGGGATGCGCCGATCGCCGAGGCGAGAAAGGAGAGCGACAATTCCGCTTCCTTCCGACCGTAACCGTAGGTGTAGCGCCAGACGATAAGTAGGAGACGAAATTGCGTTCCGTTCAACCGGAGATGTGCGACCTGCTCCAATATCTCGTTTGCGATTCGTGTATATCCGTCTTCAAGCTGCGGCCGCCGGGCCATGATGCATCACCCGCTTTTCACGCGCTCCTGTTCAAGACGTGTTTCGAACAGATCGGTCAGACGGTCGGCAAGCCGCCTGCGGTCGTCGCCGCAGTCGTCGATGATGGCCACGATTTCGTCGCTGATGGTCTGCTCCTTGATTGTGTAGCCGTAGCGGAGGGCGTCGGCCAGCCTGAAGATGTTGTCGCCTTGGATTGCAAAATCACGGATGATCTTTGCGGGAGCGATCGCGGCATTCCAATTCCAAACCGATACGTCCATCAAAATTTCCGTATCCTTGACGCCATCATAGCGACTTTTTGCGATAGCTTCCGCCACCTTGCGCGGAAGCGCCGGCTTCCGCTGTTCGAGCTGCTCCCGCAGCCGGTCCACTTCCTGTATGAGTTCGTCAGCTCGTTTCTCCGCAGCGCGCGCTTCTGCGAACATGTCGCTGCACCGATCGCGGATTTCCTCGCACTCGCGCGTCAGTTTGCGAACTTCCTCGCGGCGCAGAAGCAGTTCTTGATACGGAGGAAACGGGGCGGAATCGACTTTAAGGAAAGACCGTCCTTCATAGGGGCCATAGACGACCTCGTAACTCTTGTCGCTGATAGATTCGACCGGCAGAATGGCGCCTTCGGGAATCTTGATATCCCCATAATCAAGATCTGTCGCCACGACAACATACTTCATTCAAACCACCTCGCAAAGATAATCAAAACCGTTCAAGAATCCCTGTCTCCGCAGCGCCGCCTCGACCGTCGCCAGCGCCAACGCCGGCATGTTGTTTTGCTCCGAAAGGTGTGTCAGGTAGATGCGCTCGCCGCGGCCTCGGATCAGCTTCGCCAGCACTTCGGCCGCCTGTTGGTTCGACAGATGGCCGAGATCGGAGAGGATGCGCTCCTTAACGCTCTCCGGGTAGTCCGACACCGCGACGAGATCCGGATCATGGTTCGCCTCGATGATGTAGATGTCGCTGGCGGCCATGGCGTTAAGCATTTCATCGTCGACGTGTCCGGTGTCGAGGCAGATGCTGACCGTTTGTTCCCCTACCACCCTGTATCCGAGCGGTTCATAAGCGTCATGATGCGTACCGAATGGGATAACCCCGAATTCCCCCATGTCGAAGATAAAAGGCTCATATAAGCCGTCTTCCTTTGGGATGTCCACGCGCAATCCGCTGTCCACGCCCCGGATGTCCCGCCATTCGCCCTCGCTGGCGTAAACCGGGATGCGGTATTTGTTCGCCAGCGGCAGCCCCTTCACGTGGTCCTTGTGGGCGTGGGTGATGAAGATGGCGTCGATCTTGTCCGGCCGGATGCCGGCGTCTAGCAGGCGCCGCTCGATCTTCGTTTTCGGGATGCCGGCGTCGATTAGGATGGTGGTTGAGCCGGATCGAACGGCTATGCAGTTGCCGCTCGACCCGGATGCGAGGATGTGAACCTCCATCGCGCCCACCCGTTCACAGCAGATCGTCGTCGTCCGCAGCGGCCTGCGCCTGCTTCTGCTGGATGTCGATGTCCATCAGCTTCAGAAGCTTCGTCAGTTCCTGCAACGTCGGCTTTTCGCCCTGGACGACGCCCTTCTCTGCGATGTATGCCGCCTTCGCCTCACGGCCGCTAATGCCGAGCTGTTTGAACTTGGCATTCATCTGCGCGCGGAGTTCGGCCATCTTCGCTGCCTCGTCATCCTGCGGAGCCGGCTGTTCCTGTGGCGCGGGTTGCTCGTTCGCCGCCGCGGCCGCGTTGACTTCGTCCGTGATGTCGCGGCGGGTGGGTGGTTCATAGGCCGGGATCTCCGCGCCAGCGTTGCCGTATTCGTCTTCGGCGACTTCGATGCCGAACTGCCTCTTGAAGGCCCGCTTGATCGCATGCTTCACGATCATGTCGTCGAAGTAGTCCTTCCACATCTGGCCGTTCCGGCCTTTGACCAGATGATCCACCTGATCGGCCGTGATGACGACCGCGATGTTCGGCGCGCCTTCCCGGTAGGCCACGCAGTACGCGCCGACCGTCTTCCCGCGCTGCATCGACGTGATGCGATGCTTCGGCTCTCCGGTCACGACGTCGATCTCAAAATCGTCGTTCTCCTTGACTTCGCTGGCGATGAAGCCCTTGTACTGCGGGTGCCGCTTCGCGAGAGCGACTATCCCCTCGACGGCGATCTGGATGCTCATGACCGGGCCGTCTTTGCCGTTGTACACGATGCAATAAATTTGGTTCAGGAACGGATTCAGCCCGGACCTGACGCACGTCTGGACGAAAAGTGCGAACTGTTCGTTCGTGGTGCCCTTGGCGATCGTCGATTTGAGCGTGTCGAGTTCGGCTTGCGTGAAGCTTCCGACGACCGCCTGCGTGTTGATGGTTGGAAGTTGTTGGCTCACGACAAAAACCCTCCATTGGCGGTCTCAAGGCCGCGTTTGATGGATTTGCGAACATGCTCCCATGCCTTCGCCTCGACAGCGGCCGGGTCTTCGCCCGGCTCAACCGTCAACACGACGCCGGCGTCGACTTTCAGCGATTCGTAATTGCCGAGGTTCTTCGTGTAGGTGAAGCCGACCGAGATTTCCTTGACTTGGCTCATCCGCGAATCACCGGCCCGTTGTAGTAGATTTTGAGCGGTACACCGCTAATCTTTGCGATCTTCCTCCGAATTCGCCGGGGAACGAACCGCCCGTAGTCCCGGATGATCGCCTCCGACACCGCGGAGACGCCGATCGTGCCGGGAATGTAGGGAAGCTCCTTGCGTTTGGTCGTATGCTTGCGGCGCTGCACGCGGAGAAGGTTCAACAGATTCATTCCGCCCATTCCTCCATCTCGATCTTGAGTTCCTGATCCCGCACCGCGCCGGCTGTGATGAGCTGGTCAAAGACCGCGATGGGGCCGGTGTATTCGCCGATATGGTCGACGAACACGGGCGTGATGAGTTCGGACTGGCCGAACAGCACTTCCGACAGTTCTAGGCCGGCTTCCATCCCTTCGCCGAACGAAAGCTGCGCGTAGTCCTTGCCGTCCATCTGGATGCTGAAGTCCGGCTCGATCTCGCCGTTTTTCAGTTCCTTGTGCAGGCGGATCGTCAGGCGCCGGAACAGTCCCTGCACCTTCTCGGCCTGCAGCTCGGCTTCTTTGGCGCGGTATGCCTTGATCGCGTCGATGATGAAGATGCTTTCGTTCAGGTCGGCCAGCGTCTTCGCTTCGGTCGCCCGCGCCTGCTCGATGTCCTGTTCGATCCGCTGGCGCCGCTCTTTCTCGCGCACAGCGTCGACGATGGCCTGCTTCGCCTGTTCCCAGCGCTCGATCTCGGCAATTTTCTCCGAAACGTCGATGTATTCAAGGCCAGCCAGTTCTACTTCGGCTGCCTTACGGTCAGCAACAACCCGATCGTATTCAGCCCGAAATTCGGCAATCCGGCGTTCCTTGTCGGCCTTGGCGGCCTCGATCGCTTCGCCCTGCAGCGGCTGCTTACAGACGCGGCACGTATCGGCGATCGGCTCGTCATTGAGCACTTTGAACTGCTCCTTCATTCGGTCGCGCCGTTCGAGAAGCGTTTTGATTGTGCTTTGCAATTCTGCGATCCGTCTATTGGTTTCGACCGCATCCTTCATGGACATCTTGATCTCCGTGATTGCTCCATCGATCTTCGCTATGTCCTCCTGCGCGCCAGCGGAGTCGACCTTCGGTGCCGAATCCATTTGCTGAAGCTGATCCTGCAGCGTTCGCGTGCGGCTCTGCGCGGCGATGTGCTCCTTCTCAAGCCGATTTTTCCGGTCGCGGTGAATCTTCTCGAGGTCGGTCAGACCATGTTTCCGGGTCAGCTCGTCCAGCTTGGCGGCCTGCGGCTCCGGCAGATGTTTGAGCACTTCCGACTTCACCGGCGCCGTCACGCGCCGAAGGATGAGCTCGCGCTGCTTGGTCCAATGCAGACCGAAGAAATAGCGCGGATTGTAGAGCGAAAGGAACTCGTCGCGGTCGAACAGCCCGGCAACGGTTTTGTCAAACTCCGTGGCCTTCGCCGGCACATCATTGATCTTGAAGGCGTTCTTATCACCGTTGATGATGCGTTCGAGCCTGATCGGTTTGCCATCGACTTCGAGCAGCAGCGCCGCCCGCGTCACGTCGGCCTCGTAGGTGGTCGGCTTCGGCGACCACTTCTTGCCGTTCAGATCCGTTCCCCACAGCACCCACACCGGCGCTGTGCCGATCGACGTTTTGCCGACGCCGTTCCGCCCGGACAAGCGGGTGATGCGGCCGTATTTGATGGTCTGGCTGCGTTGCTCGGTGAAGTTTTCCAGTTCGAGTTCAAGGAATCGAACTCGCATCCGGTTTTCCTCCTTATGCCCCCGTGGTATAATGGGGGTGCCTGATTTTGTTGGCCGCCTTTTGGCGGTTTTCTTTTTATTGAGGAATCTTGATCAGCTCGTCCAGTTGGGTTTTGAACTTCTCGGTCTGCTTGTCTAGGAATTCGATCAGGTAGTCGTGGAGATCGAAGTCTCCAAACGTATCGGCGTTGATTTCGTAGACATCGCTTGCGTGCACCTTAATGGCGATTACCTTTTCGTTTTCCCTTCGTCTTCGCACATCTCTGGCGATCTGGGACAACCGATCGATGACTCCTATCAGTTCACCGGCCTTTTTCGCGATCTCCATCTTGCGATTCATCAGGTCCGACATCCTCGTTCACCTCCTTTCGCGCCCCATCTTCCAGCGCCATGTCGCGCCTAATCTTCCATGAGTCGATCTCCGGCTCGTCAAGCTTGTCCGGCATTAGCCGTGTCGTCCGCCGGTCCTCTCCCGGCCCTTTGAATCGGTCCATCCTGATCGACCTCCGGGATCAGGCGATAGTACGCCCGATTGTAGATGTCCGTCACGTCGCCGGTGCGGACGATGATCCGGTTCGGGGTGATCTCTGCCGGATCAGCGCTTATGCTCAAGTTCACGCCCAGCATTCCGTTTCACCGCCTCCAATCTGGTCTGGTATCGCTCGTACTGCCGTCGCGCCCATTCAGCCATTTTCAGGCGCCGTTCGATTTGCATGCGTTCCTCAAGGGTGAGAAAGAAAGCACAGATTCGGAGGAGACGGTTCTTTTCGATGGCCTGCACGGTTGTTCACCCCCTTCCAAGCAGCAGCCGGAACGTCTCCCGGCCCTTCGATTCATGCGCCCAATTCCTCCCCTTTCTCGCTGTTGTTACGTTTGCGTAACACCGTTTCCACAAAAAAGAACTTTTCAAACGGTCCGCCGAATACACTCAACGTCCCGGCGATAAATGATGTACCGGGCGAATTGTGGCGAGGATCGGAGACGGGAAGCATCGCCCTCCAAACTTGCGTCACAGATACGCCGATCGCTGCGGCAATCTGTGTATTGTTTTCAAGGCCATGCTTGATCGCGGCAGCCATAAATGCATCTGTTTTCAGCCTTATCGCCGGTTTTCTCACATGCATCACCCCCTCGAATTAGTTCGTGTGTTACGAGGTCGTATCACCAATATACATTCCCGCGACTCGCTTAGCAATATCTCGTAACGAAAAAATTGCGTGCGCGTAATACTATTGGTATAATGCTTGTGGTTTGATAAAAATTGGGAGGAATGTTTTGGTGGAAAATCAGGGATTCGGAAAATTCATTAAGCATCATAGATTGGCAAGCGGATATAAAACGATGCGGAGGTTTGCCGAGGCAACTGGGATATCAGCAGCAACGATTTCGAGGATTGAGGCGGAGATCCAAAAGCCGGAACCGGATACGTTAAAGGTATTTGCGAAACATCTTCATACGACATCACTGGTCGAGTTAATGGTCGTCTGCGGATATTGGGGAGAAGATGAGCTTCTTGAACCGATCGATAAAAATAAAATTTATAATATCAGTAATGCCAATGAAAGTATGGTAAAAGAAAATCCCTCCACCAACACGGTGAAGGAACTGTCGGAAATCTCGATTGAAGATTTGGAGAAACGCACACTCACCTACAAAGGCCGTGTTCTGACGGAGGAACAGAAGCGTCATCTGCTGCAAATACTCCGTGCGGCGGCGGAGATGATTGATCCGAAATGATGCCCTCGAGATATTCGACGGCTTCCGTGACATCGACCCCGCGATCTTTCAACTCTGCTAAATATATTTCCAGATCAACCATCGCCGCAACCGCTCCTTTCTGGATGTATGAATACGCCTCCATGTGGGGCGTCCTATTATTTTCGTCTTCAAAAGTCAATATTTGTACATGTAATAATCCCTAATTTTTCCTTCCCGCCTTTCTTCCCACTTTTTACGTTTCAACCAATGCTCTAAATATCCGTTTATAGGACGTTGGCACTTTGTGCAGATGAAGGCAGGCGGTCCTTCGTCTCTCGTCCAGCGTGGTCGAGCGTTGACCATACATGTGCAGATTTCGATTATCATACCATCACCCAAATGCGAACATCTGTTCTCAAATTATATGACCATACGGAAGAATTGTCCAGACTTTACATTGGTTCATGAATGTGATATATTGGGCGTGCCGTTGTGCGGAAGCACCGCCTCGGCCTCGTTTAAAAGCAAAAAAAAAATCCCCGCCAGCCATTCGGCCAGGCGGGGATTTCGTTATTTCTGCATCCGATACAGCATCACCCAGAGTTCCTCGCGTGTCACCGTGTCCTTCGGCCGGCTGCCGTCCGTGATGCCGTTCTCGACAGCCCATTCCCGGGCGGCCACAAACTCGGCGCGCCAGTCCTCTGTCGCGGGTTTCTGCGCGGGCTGCTTCGGCCGGAGTCCGTATGTCTCCACGATCCCGGCGACGATGGCCTCCGCGCACTTGCGGCGGTATTCGTCGCTCTTGAGCAGCTCGGCCTCGGTCCGATTGGTCATAAACCCGCATTCGACCAGGATGGCCGTCATTTTTGTTTCCCGCAGGACGTGAAAATTCGCCGACTTCACCCCCCGATCCGGGCGACCCGTGGCGCGGATGAGCTGCCGCTGGACGGCATTCGCCAGCGCCACGGCCGCTGGCGGGCGCGTATCGTAGACATACGTCTCGATACCCTGCGCGCTGCTCCAGCCTTCCCCGGCGGCATTCGCGTGAATCGAAACAAACAGGTCGGCGCCCCATCTGTTCGCCCGATCGGTGCGCTCCCGGAGCGGAACGTCGCGATCATCCGCGTGCGTAAAAAGGATTTCGACGCTTTCGTAGCCGTGCAGCAGTTCGTCCGCTGCATATTTGGCAACGGCGCTGTTGAATTGGTACTCCCGGAGCGAGCCGTCCGGCGTGCGCTTGCCCGGCGTTTCTGGACCATGCCCCGCGTCAATGACGATCCGCATCGCTGACATCCCCCTTCCCGCGCAGCACTTCCACCGCGCGCTGGACGGCCGGTGGAATCGGTACGCCTACTCGGCCGAGATTTTCCGTCACCGAGAGTGCTTCATTTGCGAGGTAGAAGAAAATGGCGGCATCACGGAATAGATGCGCATCGCCGAGCGTCGTGTCGACCAGATGCGCCACGGCCACGACCGCGAAAATCGCGACTTTTCTCGCGATGCCCCACAGTCCGACGTCGCTGCGCAATTTTCCCTCCTTTGCCGCCGCTCCGACTCCAGACAGGTAATCCAGAGCGACGAACACCAGCAGAACAGACAGCAGATGCGACCAACCCCCGAACAGGAACGACGTAACGGCGCCGACAACCGCGACGCCAGGCTTCAGCGCCGGAAGCCAGTTTTCCATAGACATCAGGCATCCCTCCAAAAATTGAGGGCCGCGCCTGTTCAGCGCAGCCCTTTCAGTTGCTGTTCACGCAGTTTTTTCAGCTCTGTCTCTCTCCGCCGCTGATCCATCAGCGTCCTGTAGAACGTCTGCGGATCGTCGATGTTCTGATAAACCCTTGTTTGACGCTCACTTAACGGCCTTCTGTTCTCACGGGTGTACTCTTGCCCCTCGGAAGTGGCATATGGCCCGAAAAGTGCCGCGCGAAGGGTGTTTTGTGGCGTACTTTCGACCGGGAACCGCAGCTTTGGTTCCTCAATCCGCGCGCCGGTCGTCAGCACGTTCTCGGTGTACGATCCGCCGCGGACGAGCGCATCGACGCCGCTGATCGTTTTTTTGAGCTGGTTGCCGCCGAACGGCAGGATGAACTTGAACACCGGGTCCGTGACAGCGTCCGCGGCCAGCAATCCGGATCCGAAGCGCGTCGGGTCGTTCTCGCCGAATAGTTCCCGGCGAGAAGGCAGTTCCAGTCCGTACAGGTTCGTGCCGTATTCCGGGTAGAGCGAGGCGATCGTTTGGCCGAGCGGCAGGTTCGAAAGTGCCTCGCCCGCGATGCGGCCGGCACGCTGCAGGATCGTCGCGTCTTCCGCGGTCACGGCCTCGTAAATCGCGTCGATCGGATCGAGCACAACGCCGCTGCCCGTGACGCGCTCGAATGCCTGATTGAGCAGCCAGTTCGAAACGAAAAGCGTCACCAGCGCGCCGAAGCGCTTCTCGTCGACGAAGTCCTTCATGACGCGCCAGAGGTTGTTGACCTCGAGCTGGAAAGGCGCGACGAGATTGAACACCTTTGATTTGATCATCAGCGGCTGCTCGCCAACGCCGCGCCCGCCGACCAGCCGGCGCGTCTGCTCGTCCGCGAACTTCACCGGATCGGCGACACCCTGCCGGATGGCTTTCGCATACGCCGTGTTCCATACGAACGACGTGCCGATGCGGTCGGACGCCTCCATCATGAATTCAGCGAATCGACGCGGCTGCTCCCACCACTTTTGGTCGAAGCGGCGGAACGCGCCTTCGATGTAACGCTCTTTCAGGAACTTTGACCGCTGCATCGCTTCGTTCGGTTGAAACACGCTCTGGATCGTCCGCAGGGCGCCGGCCGGGGCGTCGATACCGCCATACGCAATCCCGTTCGGGATATTGGCGAGCTGCGACAGCGTCGACCGCACGTTGCCGAGGATGACGTTCACCTTCACCCGGTTGTTCGCCTTGGTGAGCAGATGCAGAGCCTTCCGGCCGCCGACTTCCTCAACCCATCGGTCGATCGGCGAGGTTTTGCCGGCGAGGTCGTTGGCGTAATTGTTCAACCAGCGGATGAAGTTGTTGAGATTCCGGGTCTGCTCCGTGTCCTCGGCCAGCCGCTTCGCGAGGTTGCGGAACACGCTGATATGCGGGTCGATATGGATCGCATACGACGCCGCCGGAATGTAGTCGAGAAAGCCTCCAACCGCATCGTCTTTGAATTCGCCGAGCCCGCGGCGCTGTTTGAAGCTCGCCCATTTCGTCTTCGGCTGCGTAAACGGCGAGATGCCGCTGAGAGACGGGGAAATCTGCGTTGCCGTGGTGTCGAACAGGTTCTTGAGTCCAGACCAGCCCCGCAGCTCCTGGAAGTGGCGATAGTAGTCCTTCCGGTACGGAACCAACTTCTCCGGTCGATTCGGGTATATTCTCGCCAGAACCTCGTTCACTCGGCGGATTAGGTCGTCGTATTGCCGGCGGAACCATTCGTTCGCCTGCACGATGTTCTGCCACTTGTCCGGCGCAGCCTTCTGCAACTCATCCAGCGTGATCCGGCCCTCGCCGAACTGCTGTACCAGCGCGGATTCCTTCGATCCCTTCTTGATGCCGAGCCCCTTCACGATGTCGTTGTAGAGCGCGTCTGTGAGCCGCTTCTGCTCCTCGGCGTATGCGCCCTTCGCGGCGTCGAACGGATCGAGGATGGCGCGCTTCACGCTCTCATAGTGCGGGCCGAACACCGTCTTGAAGTTGCGGTACACGTCTGCCGTGTTCAGGTTGATCGTCGACAGGTCTTTCAGCTCTTGCCCTTCGAAACCGGTCAGGCCAAGTTCTTCGGATTCGATCTGCTTTTGGATGACCTTGTATTGATCCTTCGCTCGCTTGTAGATTTCGCGGACATACGGCCGAATCTGCTCGCCGAAGTCCCGGACCATCTGCTCGGTGAAGTCGGCGAGCCTGACCGCGCCCTTGAGCATGTAGCCGGCGCCGATCTTCGCGTATTGGGCGTAGATGTCGACCGGGTTGCTGCTCAGGCGGTTCCGGCTGGCGGCCAGCTCGGCGCGTGCGCTTTCGATCAGCCTGTCTGCGTAGGCATTCACCCGATCCCGGACACGCGGCGCGATCTCGTCCGGCTGCGGCGGTTCGATCTCGTCGGCGAATGGAATGTCGTCATCTGCGGCGCGCGCCGGTTTCGGTTCTTCGAGCTGCCGCGTGTGTGCGGCCAGCGTGGGTTGTGCAGGCTGAGATGCCTGCGCTGGTTGCGCCTCTGCCCGCTGGGCGAGTTGTTCCGCCCGAGACATCCGAGAAGCACGTTCCGCCCATGTCGGGTCTTGCGAGCGCACCAGCGGAACACCGGCAATCTCACGCATGCGAAGTGTTTCGCGGCCCCGCTGCAGCGCCTCCGGCGACACCCGCCGCGGGCCCGCCAGCAGTTTTTCGAGGTCGTATCCGCGTTCACGCGCGACAGCGATGGACGTGTCGTAGATGTTCATGTTCCGGCGGATGTCTTCGGCCAATTGCCGCATGCCCTCATAGGGCAACTTCCGGATCTCGTTCAGCGAGAGATCGGGGATGCCGCTGTTCTGCTGAATCCACCGTGCCAACTCCCGCGGGTTTTCCAGCGGCGGCGTCATCCGCTCCTGCACGATCGGCTTGATTTCGGTAAGCACTTGATCCAGCGACGGCCGTTTTACGACACGGGCGCGCGTCGGTTCGAACGCACGGGTCGTGCGCCGCAGCATGTTGCCGACGGCCCCGACATACGCTTCCACAACCGGATCGAGAATAGCCCCGAGCGCCGCACTTTCGGCGATGTCGCCGAGCCGCTGGCCGAGCGTTTGGTCGTTCTTCCCGAACGCCGCTTCCGTGATCTCATACGGCGTCTGGAAGATCGCCCCCGCCGTCGCGCCGGTGAGCGCATGTCCGGCGGCCCGCCCGGCGCTCTGCGCGGCCATTCGAGCGGATGCCGCGGTGAAAGGCGACAAGTTCGTCCGAGCGATCACCTTCGCCGCGGCGTCGTCGGCCAGTTTAGGGAGCTGCTTCGTGACCTGTCCCGTCAGCCCTCTTGCGGCTCGGTAGGCACCGGCGCCAGCGCCCAGGTATCCGACCATGCCGAACAGTTGCGCCGCCTGTTCTTCCTGCGGCGTGCGTTCGCGGTCGCCGCGGACGTACCGTTCGATGCGGTCGGTCAGTTTGTCCGTCAGTCCGAATGTCAGATTGTCCAGCGCATCCCCGGCCATCGCGAACATCGTTTCCGTGAACTTACCGGCGCCGGCCTGTGCGGCCAGTCCCTTCTTCGCCGGTTTCGTCTCGGTCTTCGACTCGGCCTTCACCTCAGTTCGCGGGAACTTGTCGATGAATTGCGGCCGTGTGAAGTCTTGGACGCGCTGCAGTTCCGGCGCGAACCGTTCGGGCGCGGCTTGTCGCGCGGCTTCCTTCAACGTCTGCGTGGTTGCCGGTTGCTGCATCGGCTGCGTCAAGCGCATCTGCTGCAGTTGTTCAAAACGAGACAGGCGGCCGCTGCTGGCCGTCGTCGGTACGGTGACGGGCACGCTCAAGCGTTCGAGAACCCGTCTTCTCGCTTCATCCCCGCGCTGCTGAAGCTGTTCGTATCGGCTCGGCATGGCCGCCTACCCTCCTTACCTGTTCTGATTGAATCCATACTTGCGGTCGAACAGATTGATCTCGCTCGGAGACAAGCCGAGCATCAACATGACTTGGTTTTCCATGTCATACGGCAATCCCATCGATGCAACCCGCAAGAACAGGTCCTCGCGCTTCGCAGCGTCCTGCGTGAGCCGTTCGCCGGTCCGGACCGATTCGCCGAGTGCGTTGGTCTGGAAGACCGGCTCCATGTACTGCGACCGCAGGCTGTCGACAATCTGATTGATCGATGCGCCGTTGTATTGGGGAGTTTGCCGCTGCTGCTCCGCCTGCCGCATCTGCCAGTCGAGCGCCGCCCACTGACGGGCGTTATCGTCGCGCGCGAGCTCGAGGCGCGCTCGCTCGAGCGATAGACCGGCTTGCCGCGCCGCGTATTCGAGCCCGAACTGCCGGACGTTTTCGCGGAACCGCTGGAGCTCAAGGTCATTCTGGAATGCGCGCTGCTGCTCATCTGCCTGGAATTGCTGGCCGGCAAGGTTAAGCGGCGTGTTCGGATTGGTCGCCTGTCTGAACAGTCCGCCCCAATCGCCCTGCGGCGTCACGAGACGGCCGGATGCTTCGCCTACCGCCAACGCGGCTTCGAGGTTCGCCTGCTTGTTCTGCAAGTCCATCGCTTGACCTTGCAGCGTCCGTTGCGATCCGCCCGTCGTCAGCAGTTGGGCGTATGGATTCGCGCCTGCGCTCTGCACGGCCGGAACATTCAAGACGTTCGGGTTGATGTTGCCAGTACGGTCGACGACGTCGAGATATTGGCCCCAGTTGAAGTTGCGGTCGTTCTCGAAGACGCTGCGGTCAAAGTTCCGGTCATCTTCATACGCACGCCGGTTCGCGTTGTACGCCTCCAAGGCCCTCATGAAAGCATCGTTGTTCAGTTGGCTGTTCGCCAGAACGTCCGACCGGAGCTCCCCGCGCAGCATCAGTTCGTAATTCCGTTCGTCTTGCATGATCTCGCGGACGAGCGCTTCACGTTCCTTCGGCGCAAGCGTCTGTGCGAGCGCCCATTTTTCGTCGATCTCACGCCTGAAGTTCGCAAGGTTCTCCTGGATCTCGGACAGCCTGGTCGTATTCTGCTGCGTGAGTGCGGCGCGCATATTCGCCATCTGTTGATTGATGTTGCCGATCCGCGTGTTGTAGTCTTCGAGCATTTCGCGGTCCGTCCGGGCGCGCTCCTGCTCGATCATGCCGAGCGCATAGTCGCTGCGGCCACTGAACGGCGACAGCCGGCGGGCGTTGGTCACGTCCTCGACTGCGCGATTCTCGCCAATGTTCTGCCGAGCCCGTTCAAAGCTGGTCGTGATGCCCTGCGACGCTTGAGAAGCAGCCGTTTCAAGTTCCTTGATCGCCTGCGCCAATTGATCGGCCAGACGCTGGCTTTGCTGGCTGGCGTCCGTCTCTGCCCGCTGCTTGGCCTGCTCGTATGCCTGACGCATTGCTGCAAGACGCGCTTCGATCTGCTCCCTCGCGTATCTCTCGATGGCATCCATGTCCATAACCGGAATCTTCGGTTCCTGGATCGGAATCTGCTGCGTCGGCGTCGGCGGCACGAACACACCCGGGTTCGGAACGGATGTCGGCTGCGGAATCGTAGGTTGCGGGATTTGACTGCTCACTGGTACTTGATACCCCAAATTTTTGGTCAAATACTTCATCTGCTCGCTCGTATCCAACCCTTTCGCCTGACGCTCGGCAATAACCTGCAGCGTCCGCTCGATCTCGCTCTGGCGGAATGCAGGGTCGGTCGCGATTTTCTGCTGATTGGCCTCGATCGCCCGGTTCGTCGGAGCGTTGGTTCCGTAGGTCGCGCCGCCATAACCGGTGGAGGGCGCGGTTCCCGGCGATGTAGCCGCGTTTTTGACCGTGCTCGTCGGCTGCGGGATTGCGTTGGACGTGCTCGTGGACGGAGTTGTCGCCGGCTTCGGTACAGATTGATTCGTCTTGATCGCGTTTCCGAGCGCTGCCCCGAGTCCCGCAAGCCCCGATGCCGGTTGCGGAACCGGTGTAGTCGATCCGGGTTTTGTTACCGTTACAGATTTCACCTTGACGGTGTTCGTCGCCATTTCAACACCCCCGAAAATAGCAAGAGCACCCTTTTCGGGGGTGCTCTGACTTAGTGTCGAATATAGAAAGAGCGCCTGAACAGGCGCCCCTTCGGGTTAAAGCTTATTCAATTCGTCGACCAGATGCTTTACATGCAGGGCGTTGCTATATGTTCCATAGCCACCGCGAATGATCCCGATCACTTCACCCGATGCATTGACCATAACACCGCCGCTGCTTCCGGGCGACGTGTCAGCATCGCTAACTATTGCCGAATAATCATAATCGAACTCCAAAACAGATTGAATGGTTCCTTCGCTCAACGTGAACCGCTGATCCGGGTGGCCGAGCACATACACCTTGTCGCCCTTCTTCGGCTCGGTCGTAGCGAGTTTCAACGATGGGTAGCCGGGCATCCTGACCGCGGCGAGATCGGCGTCCGGGTTGCTGATAACCAGCTCAGTTTTGACCGTCTCCACCTTGCCTCCGAAATGGACTCGCAGCGAGTCACTTTCGTCGACGACGTGATAGTTCGTGATCAGCAGATCGTTGTATATGAATCCTGACCCCTGTTCGAACGGCTGGCCGGCTGCGTCCAGCGCGTAGATCATCGGCACCGACTCGCCGATCTTATTCAGCTCCGCCAGCGTGAGGCCGGGCTGCGCTTCTGCCGGCGGCTCCTTTGTGGTGATCTTCGCCGTGCGTGTGCTGCCGTCCCATTCCACGGTTGCGCCGAGCGCTTCCGCGATGGCGCGCAGCGGCAACATCGTCGATCCGTCGATGATTTGGCCGGACTGCACTTGCTTGCCGTTAACGAACACCTTGACGAATTGGCCGCCTGCGCCGGTCGCGTATGTCGCACCGAGCAACAGGAACAGGGCAATCAGGGACAAGAGTTTCCGCCGCATTCCTTCCACCTTCTTCATGTGTTGGTAGGTATATTCTACCATAAAATCTGTCAATCTGTGGAACCTGCATCGGATTCGTTTTCTTCTTCGGGTACCTCGACCGGCGATTCCCCGATCGGATCGGCGACCGTCGGCTTTACATATAACACGATTTGCCTTTCACCGTTTTCGGCAGCTTCAAGGGCGGCGTCTTGAACATAGCTTTCACAGTTTTGGCAATATACCCTCAGATCATAATTCTCCCATCTCTGCATGCCCTCTAGAAGTTCACGGAGCTCATTAGCATCCTGAGTCTTATAGATTTTCCCGGGCTCACTGTGTATCAAACTGATCCGCTTTTTTCCGCTTTCGTCAGTTTCACAGTGAGCAACCATGAAGTAACCCCCACAGGTTCGGCAGTAAACTTTCAATTCATCGCCATCTCCACCTAAATCGTCTTCTTGTTGCTGGAGACGATCAATAATTTTGATAAGTTGATTTGCATTCATACCGCATCACCCTCTGTTACCGTCGGCTCCTCGCCCCACACCGCGAAAATGGCGGAGCGGTACGGCTCTGGCACCTCATCCATCACCTGCTGTCGGCCGGATGAGCTGTTTACATAGGCGCGGCGCCACGGATCGCCGACAGAATGTTCTTCTCCATCGACATCCACAAATTTTTGTTTGCGAACGCTCACACTGTCTTTCGTCAACATATCAAGATAAAATTCTTCTGCAACCAATTTAATCACTCCTGTTATGCGATTTTATGTTATGCGATTTTATAAACGCCGCTTACCGCAATCTGTGTATTATCTCTGATTTCTGAAACAGATAAAGCGGATGGCCCCATACTGCTGCCGTTTTTCCAGAAAGTGACTACAGCATTGCCCCCATCGAATCGAGCGGTTAGATATGTGCCGGTGCCCAAATTGATATACCCAGTCCATGCAATAGTTGCCGAGTAGTCCCCAGCATCAGACGTGAAAGGAAGACCCGTCAGAAATAGGGGTCCCGCCATATTGGTGTCTTTAGCAGACAGCTCTACTCGGCACCAAACATGGACAATGTTTCCCATACGCACATAGCGCCCGAATCTGTATGCGTAAGTGTTGTTACTAGGACCGGATGAACCACCTTGTAATGTAGGGGTCCATGTTCCGGTTTCGTATGGCAGATTGCCTTTATGCCACGCTTCGTAATCGTTGATCGAAACTGTCCCCCCAAGTGGATTAAGCCTAAGCAATCGCGGCGCGTTGTCCACTATGTCCCATGATTGTACTTGCGCAAACTGCGTTATACCCGCTTCCCAATATGCTGCTAAATCTAGCACTTGAGCGATATTCTTGATTCCAATTCTTGCAAATCCACCATTGTTTGGTGCGTCAATGTTAGCACTTTTTGCCGCAACATTATTGGCATTTATCAAGGAATAACCCTTCATATCGACATCCGATGCGATCTCATTCCCCATCTTGCCGTTGCTGATGGCGGTGTCGACCTTCTGGTTCAGAAGATCGATCGTATCGTATGCCTCGATCAACGCCTCGCGGTTTGCTTTTGCCGATGCGACAATGGACGGTTGCTGATTCGCAACAGCCGCATTCAGTTTTGTTCTGTCCGCAGGAAGTTGGGCCATTTCGTATCACCTCAGTAACCTGAAAGGCGCCCTTTAAACGCCATGTCGTAAATCTCGCACAGCTCATCCCGGTTGTTCCGAATAATGATCTGCGCAAAATAGGATGTCTTGCAGAAAATTAGCGGTGTCGGCGCGCTGACAAGATCGGTGTAATCCAGGTTCGCCCAGGCACTTTCATCCCACGCCGTTACATCCCAGGTCATGTATTGGTTTTTCAACGCTTGGTTGACCTCGACCTTAGACGAATAGAAAACAACGTGCACGTCGAGGCTTGATTTCGTTGCGTACTGGCGGGCGAAGATTATCAGCTCGTCAAATACGCTCATCTTGCCGGTCTTCTCCAACGCGATCAGGTCGGATATCCGAACGAATTCGACCGGTGTGCCGCTGGTCATGTTCGCGTCGTTCCAGTCGCTGCCGAGCGTTGGGTCGAATTTGTGGATGTGCCCCGTCTCGCCTGCGAAAAACAGGTTCGGTCCGCTCCTTGCGAAGCCGGCTGCCCGAATGTTCGTCCACGGATACCATTCGCTGTTGCGCGTATCGTAGGCGTAGCACAGCCGTTCCGAGCCGCGATTGAATCGGAGCAAATACAAGTTCGTGCGCGGGTCGAAGTAGCCGACCGCCGCCTCTTTCTCCTGCTCGGTCAGGCCGAGGGCGTCGAAGTCGATCTTGTCCACGGAAATCGACCTGGTCGAGTACCGGCGCGAACCGGTGTCCAGAAGCTGCGTGTCGTATATCTCGTACACGCCGTCATCGGACAGATAGGCGATGGTCTGGCGACCGTCCGGGTAGGTGAGGCGCGCAATCGACCGCGGCGCGACGACACCAGCGCGCGTGTTGAGGAATTGGTTGCCCTGAAAATCGTCGAACGAGCTGCCGAACAAGATGCCCCACCCGCGACGCATCGGCAGCATCAGCACGTTGTCAAACGAGATGCCAGGGCCCTGAAAATAGTCGTTTTCCCGCACCCAGCGTTCCCATTGAACCGACGGGAAATAGTCGAACGTGTAGCGCTTCGAATACCACCAAGTATCCGATCCGTCGCTCACGAACACATGGCCCTGATAGCTGAAACAGTATTTCATGCCTTTCGTGTGAAGGTCGCTCAGAACGTTCGGCGGGTTCGGGTTCGGGTCGTCCGGCGCCGGTGTGATCGCGGCGACCGTGTTTGTGGCGTCGTCATATGCCTTTATGCTGCCGCCGTCGACGATGATTTTCCGCGATTGGCTGTTCCCGTCCGTGAAGTCGACGTCGAAGATGTCGGAGCTGTTCAGATTGCCGGAGACTTCCTGCAGCGCCGTGCCGTTCAGACGGTACAGTTTGTTGCTGGCGGTCACGAGGATGCGATCATCCGCGCCAGTCCGGTAAACCGTAATCCAGCGGATCGGATTCGACAGCGGCGATGTCGTGACCGGGATTGTTCCCGGCCGCTTCGCGCACGGTCCGAGCCTGCCGGCCGGCTGCACGCCGTTCAGCAGATAGCGCGCCTGGTTCTCCGCGAGCGCGGTCGGCTGGGCGACGGTGTTGATCCCGCCGGACACGCTCAGGTTCAAGACGACGGCCTGTTGCTTTCCGCCTGGCACATCAACCACCCCTTGCCTTGTCGACGTCGCGGAACGACGGCGGATTGCCGCCGGAAGACGGCCCGCGCGCCGAAATGGCTGCCTGCGTGACCATCGGGTATCCGGTCAGCGCAGCCGTCTGCGCAGCGGCGGACTCTTCGTAGAAATTCTTGACCAGTTTCACTTGCGCCGAAATCTCGTTGATAAGCGCAAGGTATCCGGATTCAGGGCAGTCGACCGGGTCTTCGGCCTTCGTAACTTGCCGGGGATAGCGGATGTAGTGCAGTTGAACATCACCCGTGAATCCTCGGATGTCGATCGGTTGATTCGGCGCTTCGCAGTACCATCCACGCGCGGATGTGTAAGCCGGACGCTTCGGCATTTCGGAACCCGTGTTGACGTCCACGATCCGCAGCGGTTCGAACATATTGGTGATCGGCGAGTTGCCTTTCTCGAACTCGACCGGACCATCGCCGGAAATGGTCAACACGTCACTGATCTCGGTGTTGTAGCAGAGGCGCGCCAGTTTCCACAGGGCCGCGTTCATGAACTGGATCAGCATTTGGTTCTGCGACGATTCGTCCGGGCCCAAATAGTCGATGTCCATCTTGTTGACCATCCGAACGACGGTTAGTATCTGACCTGCGTTCCAGGTGTTCATGTGCGATCACCGCCTGATGAGTTCAAAAACCCTGCATTTGTGCTGGGTTAGAAAGTCTATCGTGTCCGGGTGGTACATTGCCTCGGTCGGAGTGTTTGCCGTCACAGGTGGCGTCACGAGGCCGTATATCGGCATCAGATCGCCTGTCTCCTCGATCCGCACGCAACAGGTGAATTGATACGTCTTCATACCCACCAATCCACCACCTTCCGGACCGTGGTCCGCTTGTTTCTCCGCTGCATGTCGGCGACGAACCGCGCTTTCGCATCCTCAAACAACCGGAAGTAACGGTCGATCATTCCTTGGCTCACACCCTCCATTCCCGGCAGCGACAGGATCATGGCCGCCGCATACGCCGCGACCGCATACGCATACCGGTCGTCGATCGGCAGGTCGTCCGTATCGCTGACCATTTCCGGCGGATAGGCGTAATAGAACAGCGTCAGCGTCCGGGAATCCTGCGGCGTCGGCTTGATGATCAGTTGGCTGTTATAAATCGCGAAGCCTCCGAGGGGCGACATCGGATCAACCAGCCGCCATTCCATGACCGGATTGTCCGGCGTGCCTTCCAGCAGGCTGATTGCCTCCTTGAAGTCGGCCGGCAGCGGATATTCGCCGACGCCCGGCGTGGTCGTGATGGTCGCCGTCGACTGAATCTTCGCAGCCTTCGCAAGTTCGATCAGCGCCTGATTCACCAGCACGCGCATGTGCTCCTGATCGCGGTAAATCCCGTTCGTCATCTGGAAGATCCGGTCTTTCAGATCGCGCAGGTTCACGATGCGTCACCCCCGTTTCGTCATTCAATCGACCGACTCGGCTTGTGCCGGAATGAAGATTGGATGTTCTCGACCAGATCGGTCGCCATGTCGTGAATCTTTTTATCTTCGGCCCGCTGCTTGCGTTCCTCGGCCCGACGGACTTCCTCGAACGGGTTCATGCGTTCCGGCCGGATCCGATACAGTTCACGCTCAACCCGTGCGTCAAGCTCGCCCCACGGCACCGTGAACGCGATATACTCGGCTCCGTGGTTGTCCCGGGCGATGATTTCGTGCCGCTCGCGGGCGTGGTTGAAGTCGATTCGTACAATGCGCGGGTCGATTGCCTGCAGGCGTTCCTCAATGTTGTGGATGTCGTACTGCGCCACGATTTTCCCTCCCCATATGCAAAGAAATAGGAGAGCCCCGAAGGGCTCTCCATGTGCTGTAACCGATCAGGCGATGTACCCGGTCGGCTCGCTGATGTCGGCCAGTTCCGTGTGCGCGTTCCGGCGGTAGGTGACCAGCGTTTCGTAGCAGAACATCGTCGCCTCGTATGCGTCGTAACCGGACTTCGGACGCAACACGCCGCCCTTGTCGTCTTCCATCCATTCGAAGTCCGACAGCTGGTACAGATCCAGCTCGCTCGAATCGAGGAAGTACATGCGGTTCGACTCGTGGTAGCGGTCGACGAAGATCGGCATGCCGTCGTATTCCAGCACGTTGAAGCCGCCTTCGAGCGTCATCGGGCGGACGTACCGCACATTCTGTTGCATGATCGCCTCGAGCGCGGCCCGCACACCATACGACGTCGTGATCCAGTCGACCTTTCCGCCCCGGATCTCCGACAGGTCGACGGCCTGCCGCATCAGTTGCTGGGAAATCGCGCGCGGCGTACCGTTGTTCGCGATTCTGTTCGGCTTCCACCACGGGTTGGTGGCCGGGTTGATGCCTTGCAGCGTCAGCGAGCTGTCCATGATGCCGCCAAGGCCCATCGCTTCGACGTTGTAGTCGCCCGTCACAACCGCGATGTCCGTATTCGACGTCGTCACGGCGGCGCCGTCGATCGTGATGGTCTTGTTTCCTTCGTCGATGTTCGTGATGGTCCGGCCAGTCGCGACAGGCGTGCCGCCACTTTGCAGGATGTCGATGATCATGCCAACCTGGAAGTATTTCACCTTGTCGACTGTGAGCGTGTTGGTGTTGGAGTTAGCATCGAACTTCGCCAGCATGCCCGTGCCGTTGCCGAAAAGGGCCCGCGCGCGTTGGTCTTTCAGGTCGCGCAGCAGGCCCTTCATTTCGGATTCGACGGCGCGGATGAATGCGCCCTTGTCATTGCGCATTGCCTTGATGGTCGGCCCCGTGATCTCGATGCGGCCGTACAGGTACGCGCAGTTCGCCGTCGATTCCTTGTATTTCTGGCTGCCAGCCGCCGGCAGAGCCGCACCTTCTGCGCGATAGCCGACGCCGCTGTTGCGACCGACGTGCAGCGGCACGTAGAACCGTTTACCGGTCGCCTGCTGCTTGTTCTGCACCAGCTTCTGGATGACCGGGTTGTCGTTGTTCAGTTGTTCCCTTACCGGCCCCAGGTAATCTTCCTTGAGAACCGCGCTTGCGGCAGACAGATCGAATGCCATTTCGCATCATCTCCTGAATCATTCTTCTGTAGCGCCGAGCCGCGCCATTGCGCGCGCCCGTGCATCTGCGAACGTCTTCGGCGGCCCGCTGGACACCTGTCCTTGGCCGGACGAACCGACGTTCGCCGGGATCGAACCCTTCGCGCCGATCAGCTTCTTCATGCCGTCCTTCTCGGCGCCCTCGAGTCGCTTCGCCAACTCCTCGAACTTCAGCGCCCTGTACGCCATGTCGAAGTATTTCGTGATGTTGTTCGGGTCGACGGAGACGCCCAGATCAACCAGATATTTGTTGATTGCCTCCGGGTCCGCGCCTTCCTTGTCCTTGACATAGGCGTCCAGCGCTTCGCGATACGTCTTCTCCCATTGCGCCTGAGCGTGCTGCTGGGCGAGCTGTTCGGCCAGCGCAGCCTTTTGCTCAAGCTCTTGGATGCGGCGCATGACCTCGACAGGCACCTGCTGTTGCTCGGCCTGTTGCTTGAGCTGCTCGAGCTCGATGCGCTCCATGAGCGCGTTCAGGTCCATGCCGTTGTACTGCTGGAAGAACTCGCTGACCCGCCTGTGCGCCTCGTAGTCCTTGAGCTTCTCGGACAGCTCGCTCTCCCACTTGGAGCGCTCGGCGGCAAGCCGCTTCGCGAACGCCTTTTCGAAGTTGTTCTGCTTTTCCGGCTCGGCGGCAGCCTGTTCATCAACGCCCGTCTGGTTCGCAGAACCTTCACTGGTTTCCGGTTGCTCCCCGGCGGCGGGAGCGTCTTCCACGCCCGTTGCAACTGCTTCGTCCTCCGCGAACAGTTGCAGATCAAGAATCAGATGGTCACCCATATAGCATCCTCCTTGTCTCCCGGCGGCGAAGACGAATTCAACGCCCGCTGATTGGTGGAAATAGAATGGGCCGCTGGACTCTCACCAACGGCCCGGTTATTGAACTGGAACTTGCGCCGGCGCGGCCATTTGCTGCTTCTTCGCAGCCAGCCATCGTTCGTGCTCGGCGACGTGTTGGTCAATGATCGCCTGCAGTTCGGGCGGCAGACGATCGTAATCGTCGGTTTTCCTGAACCGATTGTGCGCCGCGATATGCACGGCGTGGTCGTAGAAGTCGCGGACAACCGGGAGTTTGACCGGCGGCTGCGGCGGTGTCACAGCGTGGGGCTGAATGCCCTGCGCCTGCACCTGCTGCATGGTCTCTTGATACGTCTGCAATTCGTTTTGGTAGGCAATCAGCGCTGCGGCCGTCTGCTCGTCCGCAAATAGCTGCTGCCATGTGCGGTTTTCCATGAGCGCCTTGTTTTCGTCTTGCTCGGTGTCGTCGAAATATTGCGTTGCAATCGACTCGCCGAGCATCCGGACAACGCGACGGACGTCCGGTCTGCCTGTCTCCGGGTCGTTGAACATGCCAGCAGACCACATGTTCATGATTTTCTGATCCTGCACGGCTTTCAACGTCGGCATGGAGCTGCCCGGCACGATGTCGACCACTTCGCCGCCGGTCAGATCGGCGCCGGCAAACGCGAACGCCTCGATCTCGCCGTTCTCGCCGACGATGGAGAGCTGCTGTTCTTCCGGGAAGTGCTTCTGGACGAGGCGCAGCACCTTCTCGCCCCACTTCTTGATGCCGTCCTCATAGGACTGCACAAGATTCGCGAGCCGGGTTTCGTCCTGCTCGACTTGGAGCTGCAGCCCGCCGAGCGTGTTGTTTCCGCGCGGCGCGGCGCCCTGGCTGATTTCATGCGCGCCTGAAATGTCTTCAATGTCCGCCTCGTCGCGCTCCATGGCGTTCTGCCATCCGTTGTCCACGGTTGCGCCCTGCACGCGCTCCGGCTTGAGTTGCCCGAACGGCGTATAAGTGATGATGCCGCCGATTTCGTTGATCAAGTCCTCGTCATCGACGCTGCCTTCCGGCTTGAGCCAAAGCGGGTTGCCCATTTCTTCGAGGATGCGCGCCTCAGCCGTCCGCTTGATGTTGTACGACTTCTGCGGCGTCGTCATGTCGGTCACAAGACCGGTTGCGATGGCCGATCCTGGAACCGGGACGGCCGGGAAGAAAATATACGGAAATTCGCCCGGGTCCTCGGAATGAAGCAGTTCGACGCCGCCTGCAACAACGATCCGGCGGCCCTTCGGATACTGCTTGCACGGCAGTTCCCAATAGTCGTACAGCATCGCGTGATGCGGGTAATATCGCGGCTTCTGGCCGAGGCTGTCCGGGTAGAAGCTGTTGCGCATGATGATGTTGCCCTCGGGCTCCACGGCCTTGCCGAACTCGGCTTTGATCTCGTCGACGTCTACCGGGCGACGCTCGATCACCCATCGGATCTCATCGAGCGATTCGGCCAGTGGGTCATAGTAGATCGAGAGCTGATCCACGACCTTCGTCACGATCTTCCCGGCCTTCGTCGGGATGTTCTCGATGCCTGCCTCTTTTGCCAGTTCTGCGACCAGATCGTCGTCAATGGCAAGGTCAGCCCCCTGCGACTTGTCGACATAGACTTTCAAGCTCGGCATCCCGTCAACGAGCATGTAAAACTTGAGCCGGCGCGTCTTCGCGTCCATGTCGTCTTCCTGCCATTGGTAGGTCAGGAATTTCAGGCCGGCTTTCGCAACCTCGATCCGCTCGATGTCGTTGGTATCCGGTTTTACCTCGAGCTTGACGCGGTTTTTGCAGAGTTTCGCCAAAAGCGTCAGGACGGCCGGCTTGATCTTGTTGTAGGTCAGCCGCCGCTCACCCGGCCGCAGCTCCGGCACATATACGGTCCTGTTTACGCGGTCCCAGGAAATCCACTGGCGGCTGTTGTAAAACGCGCGGTTAATTTGGATCTGGCGCAAAATCGCCCAATCCTCGGCCTCCTCGAATCGCTCCTTGACGAACTGCACGGAGTCCTGACCTTTTTTCTTGAACAGTTTCAACATCTCACCCCCACGCCGTCAGGTGCGGCGCGCAATATCAGAACAAGGCGTCAGGGTTGTCCGGAGTTTTCGGGTCACTTTCCGTGGCCGCGGCGGCCGTCTGTTCGACCAGTTCGCGCAGTTTGTCCGTGCTCCAGTTCTTCTTGTACTCGATGCCGCGCGCGGTCAGAATCTCCTTGAGCCTTTCGCGCTCGTCCGGCGCGTCCGGAACCAAAACCTTGTTGTTCGTTGCTTCGAATTGCGCGTAGTTCTTCACGGTGTCGACGATCGCCTTGAACAGATAGTCCTTCGTCCGTTGCTCGGGCGGCAGCTCGGCATACGGGACCATGCAGGGATGCTGCTTCTTCTCCGGATCCTTGACCGGGCCATAAGTCCAGCCGGCAGCGGCTTTCTCCCGCATCCAGTTCTCATGCGACTGTTCCGGCGTCACGTCATTCTCCAGGTGGAAGCGAACGCCTTTGATTGCACTTTCTCGCTGCCAGTTCGGGGCGGCTTCCCATGCGGGCTGCGAATCGTCTCCGATGCTCTGACAATATGCCCGGTTGACTTCGTGGCAGAGTCTGGCGATATGCTCAATAGTCAGAACGCCGGCCGGCTGCAGGGACTCGTTTTCCCCAATCACAACCACCTGATGTCCCGGCAGCGTGAATTCCCGCACCTCAAACGGCATGAAGTGGATGTCCGGGTGCTTCGTCGGGTCTTGGCCGATCCGGCGCGCTTCTTCCGCGGATTCCGCCGGGACCAGGCGGCGCAGATCACCAATGCACAGTTCG